GTGGATAACTGCTCACCTTTCAACAATTCTGTTGCAGCACGCAGCACTTGTCCTGCAACAGCACCACCAGCAGGTCCTGTGGTCAAGGCTGCTATTGCTGTCAATGTTCCGATCACAAATGCAGTCTTGCCAGGATTGGTTCGGGCATATTGACCCAGCTTGTCAATCGCAGCCATTGTGTTGCGGTCATCTCCTAATTTAGCAGCAATATTGGTCTTTAGCGTTTCAAACTTTTTATCAAAATATTTAACAAGTCTTGTGTCTTGTAAGAAGCCACCTAAGCCGTCGATGGCCTTGTTTACAGCGCCAGCGGCACTGCCTACAGCACTGCCCACTGCCTTGGTTGCGTCCACAGCACGACCGATTGTGGTGCGACCAACACCGCCTTGTGCAGTTTGTTTTTCTTTTGCCAGTTGGAAAATCTGTTCTATCTGAGCAGCGGTAAGAGTTGTTTCAAACAAAGGGCGTAGTTCGCTGACAATGCCTTCTACTATGCGGCGTTGATCTCTAGTGAGATTGCAGCATACACTTTCAATCAACAGAGTACTCTGCTGTTTTTGAGCTAATTCAAATATCTGCATGATTTATCTTGAGCCTTTTGTTTTGGATTCTGAGACTGGTTCCTGTTGCACTCGCTTCAACAAGTTCATTACTTTGACAGTGGTAGCAGGATCAGCCTGCACCAATTCTTGAAATGCAATACCCAGTATCTGATAGTGTGCTGCAGTCATGGCACCTGACTTGACAGCCAGCATGGCCTGTGTCAACTTGGCACCATCTACGCCCGGCAACAGTTGTTTCAGTGCCTGTACATTCAACATGCCCTGGGTTTGTTGGCCTTTGACCTGTCCAGCTGCCTGTTGAACATTTTTTACTGCAGGTGCAGCAGGTGCACCGGGCTGTGCAGGTGGTGCCACAGGCGTTTGTTCTTTGAGTATGTGTTTAATCTGCATCACTTCTCCTGACTGTTCTTGTGAATTTTTTTGGATCTCGATCACGAATTGCATTTAGCAATTTACGTACTAAATTTTCGGCTTGATCAACAGGATACGCCGATTCAATCTGTTCGATTAGTCTAATGGCACTGGCAATCACATTTGTGGCACGACTTTCTACCACATAGCGACGATCGCGATCCTGAAATCGATCTTGATAGATCGTGTCTAATTCTTCCAGAATGCTGCGAGTTTTTTTCTGCATGATAGCCAGTACCTTTGTGTTATTTATGGGTTTAGTTAATCTAACCGGGCAACAAGATCACGCCAAATTTCTTCACCGTAAGGATTGTAAGACTGCCAGGACTGTGCTGTGATCAAGGTTTCTAATTTTGCTGCACGAGCCGAGTCGTAGACTATGTTGATTTGTGGCAAGATTTTTTCTATTAAGAAATAGTAGTGTACAACAGGACTGGGCTGTACTTCTTGTTGCCGTATTTCTGCAAATCTATTCAGGGTTGAATAGTACTGGTGTTCGTGAGTGGATGTAAAGCAATAGCCGCAGTTGAGATTTTCCAAGGTGTTGCGTACTAGTGTCTGATAGTTTTGTAGTCTTATTTTGTGCTGTTCAGATTGTACAAATTTTTCGTGGTATTCTCTCACCTGCGGCTGCTGACTGGCACTGCTGATCCACCAGATTCCATAAGGTCTTTTATGGAAATTAAAGTGATAAACAGGATCTGTTTTGCCTACATGAAACCAATGCTTGTCTTCGATCAATTTGTCGAATCTTGCAGCCATGGGCCATTGAAAAATCACCAGGTTATTTGCAAGTTCTGGCACAAGATCCACTAGGCCAGTCACCAGATATTCTGCACCTGCACCAATGGCAGAACAGGTATTATTCACAGAATAGTCTGGTACCAGGGCCTGTAGTATCTGTGGCCATTCGGGCCACAAATGACCAGTTGCAAAACCATCACCGAATGTGTATATTTTCTTCATGCGTTGTAGTGCTTGGCAGCACCCCACTGGTAGTTACGGCCCAAATTGGTTTCAAACTCAGCGTGAAAAAAACTTTTGACAGCTGTGCTGTTCCAGATGTCGTTTTGGTATAAGAATTTATTTTGTTCAGCCCATCTAGTCAAGTGCGGGTTTGAACTGTTTCTGGCCACACGCCCTCTGTCCAAGGCTTGTGCTAGTTCTTCAGTTTGATGTACCACATCAGCAAATTCTAAATTTAACACATTGGATGCAATCACAGGTTCTGCTGCTTTGAGATAAAATTTGGCCTTTTGTTTTATTTGATCAACTTGCTCTTCTCCAGACAAGTGTTGCCATGCAGGAGAAAACAACAGTTCATAAGCTCTATACCAACGATATATCTTGCTGGTATAGGTAGTGGTAGTGACATTGATAACAAATTCAAATTGGTCCAAGGGCAAAGGGCCGGGCCAGCAATGTGTCCCTATCCATCTGCTGGATTCCATCCAGGGCTGTACTCTATTCATAAGTTCGTCAACATTGTAGTCTGTAAATATGTCTACAGAATCACCAATTTTGCCAACATTGTGTGTGGGACTTGCTAGTCCTCCATTGTCAGCAAATTCACTCATGGTATCTTCCATGATGTCGCACAACAGGCCGCCGCAGGTGTAATGAGGGAAACAGATCAAATTCATGTGTCAACCTTGTTTGATTGTACCCAACAACTGTTTGAGTTTGGTGTTCTGTAGGTCCGCTGTTATCTTGGGTGTGTCTTGGTTGTTGGATTGTGCGACAGTGCTGCGAGCTTTAATTGAATCCAGAATGCTGGGTCTAGGTGGTCCGCCGTTGCCAAATGCATGTCCTGTTTCGTCAACACCTGCGTCGGTAATACGCATGGTTTCAATGTTGTAGTCTAGATCTACTTTGTTACCGACACCTTGACTGCTGCGTGATTTCATACATTGCATCTGATACTTACCACGCTCTTTCATGGCACGACTTGTAAAGATACCAAACACAAAGTCAGCTGTGTTGATCTTGCTGATACCACCTGCAATATGGCTATGATCAAACTCAATTTCTTCTACAGCACTACGGTTAAGCTGCGATGCTGTGACCATTAACACACCCAATTCAATTGCTAAGTTACGTAATTCTTCTGCGGAGTACTTGTCTTTGATAAACTGATCATTGGGATTGACCTTGATAGACACAGGCATAATCAAGTCCAAGTAGTCGATCATGACAAAGTCAATCTTTGATTCTGTTTGGATTTCGTACTCTTTGATAAAGCTGCGTATGTCGTTTACATTACTCTGTGCAGGCAAACTCTTGATGCGATAGGAGCCAGCTTTCTTTCCTGCCATCTTAATTTTGAGTTCAGTGGTATCCAAGTCACGTCGAATGTCTTTGGTGCTCATGTCTGTCAACATGGCTGCTGTACGCAATGTAGATAATTCTTCCGACAGTTCCAGTGTAATATACACGCCGGACAAGCCTTGTTGCAGCCAGTTCAGTGCCAGGTTCATCATGACCAGGCTCTTGCCTGACCCAGATCCTCCGGCAAAGATGTTTAGTTCTCCGCGACTGAATCCACCATACAAGATATGATCCATCTGCGGCCATCCTGTTGAAACCTGTCCACCCTTGTTGAAATACTTGTTGAGTGTTTCTTTTGGTGTTGCCCAGAAGTCTGTGCCTAGATCTTTAGTCAAGCTGATCTGTACAGCATCCTTGATCAGCTTTTCAACTGGCGCATACTCACCCTTCTCCAGTAAATCAGCTGACTTTAAAATTGCACGTTCCAGTTCTTGCCTGCGTGTAAACCCTTCAAACTCTTCCAGGAACCAATCAAAGTGTCCTTCGTTTAGGTCTGGTATTTCTTGTAGGGCTATTCCTGTGGTTGCTTTAATTTGTGTACGATCCGGCATGGTCTTGTGATCATTGCAATGTGTCATAATGAACTCAGCAGCCGGTCTCAGTGTCCGATCAAAGTTTTCTGGATTATAAATGTTCTGCACACGAACATAACTGGATGCATCTTGCATCATCATTTCCAAGAAAAGCCGTTGTACATCAACTCCGTAATTGCTTAACAATTTGTCTTTTCCTCAATTCTATTTTGATTCGAC